TCTTTTTCGTACTTAGCTTCTAGCTTCTCTACGTCTTCTGTGCGACGGTCAAACATCTTACGCACCCTGTCTTCAGGTGTCGCCATCTCGTTCTTGACGTAGTTTTTGAACGTGTTATCTAGCCAATTGTTTAGAGCTGACTCTTGCTTGTTCATCGCTATGTCGCCTTGCAATCTGCGGATGTTTTCTTGCACCATCTCGTTTTGAAGATTACCGTTTCGTAGACGCTCAATCTCACTCTCAAGATACGTTACATCTTCGTCAGAAAACGGAATGCCTCTATCGGTTTTCTTTAAATCTTGAACTGACCTATTTAAGGTATCGTCAAACCAGTTACCACCCTTGGGCTTAACCACGTTGGACTGCGTGTTAGCACCCATCGCCATGACCATCTCACGAGGTAGACCGCCTTGCTCTAGGGCACCCCTGACAACGGGCTCCATACGGCGCTCCATAGCCCTACCAGCCTGCTCTGCACCTCTGCCTGCTGTTCTCATGGCTTGGGACGTGGCAGGGCCAGTCAGGAACTGCAACGCCATTGCTTCGGGTAGCACTGGTGGGATCTTGTACTGTGTCTCGAGCTTCTCAAGGAAGTCGCCAATGTCCTGCGCGTACTCATACGCTAGTGGTTGCTCAGGCTTATACATGCGCTCTTCCATGAACTTCTCAGCCGCGGCGTCACCTTTGGCTATGCGAGTAGGCAGGGAATTGATAGCTTGGGTCAAGGCTGAACCCATGAACCTTACGGCTTGCAATGCGCCAGCCGCCTTCTCAAGTGGAGATGTGTCAGCGCTCTTTTGGCGCGCAAGGTCAGCAATGCGAGCGCCTTGTCGCCTGTCTAACTCAAGGCGTTCTGGTGTTGGCTTTTCATCCCCATACTCAAAGGGTAACTCCATCGCTCTAGGGTCGTTGATGAACGGAGCAGGCTGGGCTGACCTAAAGTTCTTAGCTATGGTTCTTCCGACTCGTGGGTAGAACGCTGGTTTGTTTTCGTCAGCCATGGCTTATCCCGCTGAGTTGCTGTTATCCCAATGATACCTTGGGTATTTGCATTCGTCCATCATGCCGCGTACGGGTTCTCAAGCTTCTTAGCCATACCACTGTCAAGGTAGTCGTCCATGTCATAGTCGTCCCGCGGTGCTCCGTCAATGTCCAGCCATCCAGCATCACGCAGGAACCTTAGCCCTTGGGTGCAGGCGTCCACAAAGTCGTCGTGCGTCGAGTCAGGGAAGCTACAGATCTGAGACACGAACCCCTCAGCCCAGTCCTTCACGTAACCCTTCCTGACACTGCTCTCAGGGATCCAGACACGCCCAGCGGCAATGATGTTGGACACAATGTTGAGGCGTTGGAGCTTGTCAGCGCGACCGGGGTTATACGCCCGAACAGGCATGTGTGCACGTTGCAGGTCTTGGATCAGGGAGATGCCAGCAGACTTGTCCTCCACGAGGATCAGGTCAACGCGCTTCTTGTCCTTCCCCTCACCGTAGACCACGTCGTACTCCTCGATCACCTTTGGACGCAGGTCTGGATATTGCAGGCGGTCTTGCCAGCAGTCGATTACCATGGCGGACATAGCGCCATCTAATGGTTTGAACACGCCGAACGTGATAGCCGCGGTCGGGTCGTTGGCTGTCTTCTCTGATGTTGCGCAGTCGTATGACTGGATGATGTACTCGAACTTGGGGAACGGCTTGTTGGGTGCCCACAGCTTGAACATCTCCCGCTTGACGATACCTGACTCCTCTGGGTCTATGAGCTCTGCGTGGATTTCTTGACGGCCAATCTTCGTTCCCTCATAGCTGAGGATCTGCTTTTGAAAGCTTGGAGCGAGGTTAGCTAGGTTCACGTAGGTAGACGCAGTGGTCATGGCTACGTCGTCACCTTCCCTGCCTACCAGCTCTACGATCAGGTCTTTAGGACGAGGGGTAGTCGTGGCAAGGATCTGAGTGCGACCGTCAGCCTTCTTAAGACGGACGGCGAACTGGATGTTGTACCAAGCTTCGTCGAGGTAGTCCCATGCCGCCAGCTCGTCTAACCATGCGCCGTGGTATTGACCACCACGGAAACGATCAGGTTCGCTAGCGCTGATACCTTTGATCAGGCTCCCGTTGATCAGCACGATCTCATGCAGGGCTTTGTTGTAGTCTTTGATCAGGATTGGCGGGATCACAGCCATGAGTCCTGACTCGCCCTCAAAGCACGTACCCCTGACGTCCATCGATGTGGGAGCGGACACCAGCCAGCGGGTGTTGGGGTTCTCCCATGCCCACCACCAAAGTTGCTCCGCGGCAGTACGGGTTTTACCGGCACCACGGCCCGCGAGCATTAACCAGATACTCCAATACGTACCTTGGGGTAGCTTCTGGTGATTGAACGCTCCTGAGAGCCATTTAGCCCTAGCGGCGTATGCCATCGAGTGGTAGGGGCCAAGCGTCTTCCTGATGTTCGGATCAGCAAGTATGTCCAGCACGTCCTGTTCGACAACTTGACTCATTGAACAACCCTAAGCAACTCAAGGCGCTTAATCGCCACGTCCATGACGGTCTTAACCTCGCCGTCAATGATCATTGGATCCACAGCCCTCTCAGGCTCTCGGTACTCGCCGTACTTCTTGGGGTTGAACTTGGCTAGTAACTTGAGGCGAGTCTCGATCTGTAGCTTACGGTGACCAAGCATGTCCTCCTCAGTCACGGTCACGCTGTCCTCACCCTCCTCAGCACCAGAGGTGTAGACCTTCTTCTTGCCCATATGCAGGTTGTCAGCAATGTACAAGCACTCCTCGGCAAGAGCGTCGTAGCCAATGTCACGCGCACGTGCGATGGCTGTGGATAACTCTGCGTCCCTCCACATCCAATCGTATACCGTCCTCCATGCAGGGAACCCATCGTTGTCTCTGCATATCTGTCTCAGTGGTACTCCTTCGCTGAGCTGTTCACAGATTACTCGTGCTATATCTGGGTTGTACTTAGAAGGACGCCCACACTTGTTTGGTTCCTCTTTTGTTTGCGGCTTACCTGTCACATCGGCGACTGTGTCGCTGGAAAGATCTTTTGGTTTCTTTGCCATCACTAAACTCCTTTAACGCAAAGTTTAACGGATCTTTGTGATTGTGTGCAATCAGTCCTTCAATCCCTTCATGATCCTTCTATCCATGTCTTTGATGGTGAGTTTGAATTCTCTGTTTTGTGCGTCAAGTTTTGCGACTTTGTTGTTTGCGTGTTTAAGCTTTGACTCTAGCTCCTGTACCTGCGTCTGTAGCTCTGTGATAGCTTTGTTTGCCAGCTCAGGGTTCTCGCTGATCCAGTCAGCTTCCCATATTTGTTCGGTCATCGCTTCATGCTCCGTACGTATGCCGCAAAGCTCCCCATAGTGTCCTTCTCAAATGCTTTGAAATTGTCCACCTCTTTAGCTACCTCTTCCAAGGTGTCGTTCCTGATCTTGTTTGTGATGGGATCGAGCTGGCGTTGGATCATCTGCCTTTTGCGCCAACCTAGCGCCCTCTCCCAAATGTTTAGCTCTGTTTCGCTCATGAGTTTTTCTCCAACAGGGCGGTTTCGATCTTCTTTGCCCATTCGAGCACCATGATCATGTTCCAGTTAGAACTCTCAGCAGTTACACCTAAAGCCTTCTGAATCTCCTCGTCAGTAAGGCTTTCCCATTCAGGTTTGTCAGTGCTTTGCTCTACCATGTCGTAGACACCAGCTAGACAAGTTGGGCAGAAGTTAGCAGGGATCATCCCGATCAACCCCTCAGCTCCCCCCTCGTCATTTGTAAAATCACACCCGCATACAGAGCATTCAATCGCGTTCATTACTCATCCCTTCAGGTCTTGGGCAATCAGTTGGGGGGATGCAGGCACACCAGACGGCTTTGTACTGCCCCCTTGGTGCCGCTTCCCATCGGTCTATGTACACGTCAGGCATGGCTTTTAAAACCTTCCTGACGTTAGTTCTTGGTCTGTTGAGCAGATCCGCTAGTTCCTCTAGGGTCATGCCATCAGGTATTCCGCGGAGCGCAACACGTACGCTCTTGATCACAGCCATGCTCATGGAGCCCCTTTATCGGGCTTTGGAGCCGCGTTCTGGTCGCGTTGAGGGTCAAGGTGCTTGAGGAGCTGTTCGAGGCTTAGAAAGCCTGTTTTCTCGAGGCGCTCAATTTCGGTCAAAACGCAGTCCACACCTGCGTTGAACCCTTTGATGTAGTCACTCATGATTGTTTCGCTCATTTTGTTGTGCCTTGGCTCTCATCTTGAGGGTTTCTTTGAGACAAGCCTCCGCCTCTTCGGCGGTCAGAATGCCCCTGCTTTGGAGCTGGGCAATGCCAGCCTTGAGGTGTGACACAGCACAGTTCTGTGGCTTGTCCCAGATCCTTTGCATGTTGTTCAGGAGCTGGTCTTGCGTCATGGAGATCCATGGCTTGTTGGCTGGAACCACACGGCTCCATGTTGTGGTGTCGTACATCAAGCCACCTCTTTTGCAAGGACACGTTGCAGGTTAGCCAGCAGTTGCTCAGCTTCGGCGCGGGTCATTGGAACGCTCATCATTGAGCGGCGACCTTGTAGGGAGAGCCATACGCCGCCCTCGTACTGGTCGGCGCTAATGCGTACTTCTGCTTCGGTGTTGAATGATGTTTCAATTTCGGTAGTCATGATGGTTCCTTAAACAGCTAAAGACTGAACATATTTTTTGGCGTCTCTGAGACGGATGTAGTGGGAGATGCACTTACCGTCGTGCATAACTTCCCACTCGCTTGACAGAGTGTTGCAACGGAAGCCATAGGACTGGATGCGCACAATTGAGTACGCGCCAACCGTAAGAACTGTTTTTTTGTTGACTATCATGCTGTCACCTCTTGCAAGAAAGAGCGAACTGTAGCCATGTCTTCAGCAGACACTGTCCACTCGTTAGCGTTGCCACCGTCTAAGCACAAACCGCCTTCTGCTCTACCCCATCCGTCTGTGCCCAAGATTGTGGACACGTAGTAGCGAGACACAAACTGACCAAACTCTGTGTGTGGGTAACGAGCGTCATAGAACTCTACGAGGGATCTGTCGCTGTCATGAGTCAAGCAGAAGTCACGACCGTACTTGTCGCCTTGGTTGACTACGCGAACATTGAATTTAGAAACTGTGATCATTTTGGATTCCTTCAAGTAACCGCCTTATTGGCGTGAATGAATTGTAACACTAAATTAAAACGGGTTAGGAGTAGGGACTTTCCCTACCCCCTATTTTTTTTAGAACATTGGGTTGCGTTGTTCGATGTGACCTTCGACCATTGACCATGTGCCGTTAGCCAACCAGCAACCTGTGTTGCGGCGACGATAGAAGGTCTTGCCTGTGGTGGTGGTAATTTTCTTCATGGTCTTGCTGATGGACTTGATGTGTCCGCAAGGGTAGTAGTCGCCATTGAAGCAGTAAGAGACTGGAGCCAAGTGCTGAGGAGCCTTGATTACATCGTAACGTGGTGAGCAATATCCACCAGCGTCCGTAGCGATGTAGTCCACGCCTTCGTAGCGGCTTGCTGACTCTGCCACCTCTTGAGCCTGCTCAAAAGTTTTAAAGTCATTGCGTGACACCCAGCCGTCTGTGTGCTGAGTTTCAGTGCTGATTGAAATAACTTCAATACAAGCTGGAGCGTTACGGTGGGGTTGTGTTTTAAAGAAGTTCATTTTGGTCTTTCAAGTAAACGCCCGATTGGCGTGGATGCATCTTAACATGAAATTAAAGCGGGTTAGGTATAGGGACTTTCCCTAACATTCAATTACCCAGCCTGCGAACTCACCCATGCGGAAGAATTGCTTGGCATCCACCCCCAGAATAGCTGGGTCAATTGGGATCTGTATCCCTGCCAAACTCATCTCCTTGTTAAGCACGTCCTCTGGCTTGGCTCCCTGCTGGAGCTTGAGTTGCATGGTGAGGCGCTTCAGGACGGTCGCAAAGTACCCACCATGGTCACAGATCTTGTCCACCACTACTATCACCCCACCTTCAACGCAACGCGCTCTGAGGTTCTCTAAAACCAACTGACGCTCGTGCACAGGAATAAACATCATGGTCAGAAAAACGATAAAGACCTGAGCTTCTGGGATGTCGCAGTCAATGATGTCACCCTGAACCACGGCGACGTTGTTGTGGTGTTTCAGGCGCTGTTGCAGGACTTCGCACATGTTGCGGCTTTTCTCAATAGCGATTGCTTGCGCTAAACGCTCATTCAGCAGGGGCATCAGCTTGTTAAGCATGTTCCCAGTAGACGACCCGACGTCCACCACGATACCGCCTTCGGTCAGGTAGTTGCGCACGATATAGCAGACAGCGTCCGTGGTCATGTCGTACCACGGTAACTGCTCACGAACGTGTGAGTCAAACGTGCTGGCAATCTCAGGGGTTTCAAATGTCCAAGAGCTCATCTTTTTCTTTCGCTAAG